GCGGTGCTAGATATGAATATGACCCGTATAGATCGTTTGACAACACGTTTAGGAGAGTACAAATGAACTGCTGTAACGCAAACGGAGTGTGCGACCAAGGCAAGGACTGCCCTGTACGCAAGCAACGACTTAAAGAAATCAACGATGCGTACGCCAACGGGTACAACGATGCACAGTTAGGCGACCCGATAGACGACCTTGCCGATACGTTTAAAGCACTGCTTACCATGATGACTTTAGTGCTAGGCGTGTGGATTGTTTGCTTGATTATTTGGGGGAAGTGACATGACAGGCTATCAAAGCAAAAAGGCAGCGGCGCAGGACAAGTTAGAGCAATGGGATATGCCCAGCGAAGCATTTAACAATTGGTGGGACAGTGACTACGATGACAGCACTAACCCATACGAAAAAGACACCTTTGCTTATTGGGCATGGGCAGGATGGCAAGCAGCATTGGCACAGCCAGCGCAGGAGCTTGTATGCCCCGAATGCAAAGCGGAAGTGCTATATGAATGCGTGGCTTGTAGTAGCAACAATTACCCACCACAGGAGAAGAACAAATGACAGTTACACGTTTTGCAAATGGCAGCGACTCTAAGCGCAGAGTCCTCGGCCTTGCCGGAGAATGGTCACCACGCGAGAAACTGCCAGGTGAGGCAGAACCTTCATCAATCTCCATCTGGCGGCAGCCGGTGTACAAACCGCCAACTATGGAAACACCTAGACCTGGTGCTAACGACCACCTCCAGATCAGGAGCAAAGGGATATGAAGTCGGTGAGGGAGCCGCGCATACTGGACATATTGCAGCGCAAGGATATGTCCACCTCCGAGATATGCGTCCTCGTTCACTGCACGCAAAGGTCAGCGCAGGAGCTGCTGGCAAAGATGCGCCGCAAGGGGCTGATCTATAGGTCAGGATGGCGCAGGCAACCAGACGGCATTGCGGCGCTGTTTAGGGCCGGTATCGGTGTCGATGCGCCAAAGCCTCCACGGGCAACAAGCACAGAGCGTGTGCGTAAGCTACGCGCAAGGGAGACTCAGGAGGACAAAGAGTTTCGCCAGGCCAGAGAGAAGGCTAAGAGCATTAAACCCAGGCGCGATCCAATGATTAGCGCGTTTTATGGCTCTTACGTTAGGACAGAAACAGAGCCCGTTCGTCCCTACGCCGATTCTGTAAACCCTTGAGTGGTTTACCGCCGACCATACAGTATTTCAAGAGTTCTTCCGCAGCGCCTTCCATATCGTTGCGAAGAACCTTTTGGCGAAGCGTTGAACGCTGGAGTGTCCCAAGCCCCACATTAAAAGAGAAAGAAACAAGACTATCAAACTGACCTTGTGTAAGAACAACAGGGCAGAATCGTTCCACGCCACGCTCAAAGCGTTGCAGGTCTGCTGCAAGAATTCCATCAACTTCCTCCATAGACCACAGCCGGTCATCCTCTGGCTTGAGAAAAAACCCCATTCGCTGGTCAAGCGGTAGTTTCCCTTGGGCTGGATAGAGTACATGGCCCACTCCGATTGTGTGCATTAAGGCACTACAGCGGTAAGGGCGAACCCTTGTCCCTTCGTGGTGCTTAATTGCTTTAAGTGCTTGAGCAGAGACTTTCATTTCTTTTGCGTTTGAACGCACCCCACTTTGTAGCCCAGTTCACGCCACTCTTTAGCCGCCTTTTGGCAGGCAGCCTCGTACTCAAAATATCCAACTATTAGGATGCTGTTCATGTTGATACCTGTGACCAGCACCAGCGTCCAGATCATTTGCTCTTGCAATTGTCAAAGTGATACCGGCGCATATTGCCACCACCACCTTTAACACTGCAATGTGGGCAAATTATTACCTCACGTTTACCACGCATAGCTAACATTTTTTTAGCCCTCTGCTCTGGATTTTCCCATTGCTTTTTAGCACCCAAAGAATAGGTGTTATGGTCACGCTTAACACCTGTAGAGCCATTGGAATGTGGTGATTTGTTATAAAGGTAGTCACCCCAAAAGCATTCTAGCAATGCAGTTTCTATTTCTTTTGCTTCTTCAACAGTTGTCGTTTCAAGCAACACGCGAAAATTAAAATCATCAATGTTGATTTTTTGATTTTTTAAAGCCGCAATTGCATTACGATGCCCAGTTTTTAAAAAGCAACGCTGATTAATTAAACGCTGCTTTAAATTGCTGGTACTGCCAATGTACATCTGGCCTGTATGCCTATTTGTTATTGCGTAGACACCATTTGTCATTTTCCAAATGCCCTTCCACCGAAGTGAAAACTCACAATAGCAGCAAACAAAGCAGCGGTATCGCTACTCCATAATTTAGAAGCAAGATCAGGGAACGCAACTCCGTGGTTGTATCCATAGATAAACATACCTACGTCCACAAAGCACAGTAGAAGAAAAAACCCCATAGTGATAAAACTGCGCGTACCAGCCCGTAAATCTTTTATCCACTGGCTTGTGCCTTCATTAAGACTTTCATCATGCTTATAGATGGCATTCATCTCAGCCACCTGTGCGTTAACCAGGTTCTCCTCAGACTTAGCCTTAGTCTCTAACTCCAATTGCTCGGTGTGTATCTGCTCTACCCGTTCCTGCGCCTCAAACCCTGCCTTGCGTAGTTCTAGTTCGCGCTCAATCTGCATCTGGGCCAGCGCCAGTTCGTGCTTCTTATCCTGCCTGTTTTGAAAGAAATCAAGCAGCTTGGGCAAGCCGCCCATAAGGAAAGAGATCAGGGTAGATAGGATCGTTAGCATGGGTTAGTCCTTTTTGTAGGTGGGAGCATCTTCACTATGGGAAAGTTTTACGCCAGCCAGAAGCCCAATAAAGCCACCAACAATGGTTTGGAATGCGGGGGATATGAGTTTAAAGATTTCGGCATTGTCCACAATGGGGTTGAACAGACCAGCCATTAGCACACCGACCATCCCAATTACTACAACGCACAAGGTGAAGCTGACCATTAGGGTCACAAAGAACGTAAGTTTTGATTTGATGTCGCTCATCTACTTCACCCTTAGTCTTTTAGTCGCCAAGAATTCCAGTTGCTGTACCTAGTCCAGCCGCACCAGATAGCAGTCCAGTTGGACGGGTTTTCGCCCTACGGTTTAACTCTATGAGGATTGCTCTTTGCTCAATAGGGTCAACCGTAAACAAACGCTTTTGCAATTGCTCTGACGTTTCAGTGCCGATACCCTTGGCCCGTGAAAGCATTGACTTGCCAGCGGCTACAGCCAAACCAGCTAGACCACCAGTTGCCGCACTCTGCGCCATCTGAGCAATGTCACCGGCCTGCTCCTGGCTTGCTAAACGTGGCGCTGATGGCGACCCACCAATAACGTCTTTTGCCGTTTTGCTTTGCTCACCCAATGCCTTGACGTACTGCGAAAACTCGTTGTACTTTTGCTGGTCATCAAACGCATATCGCACCAACAACTTTTGGTTATCAGACTTAAACACCTGGCGACTGAAATCACCACTTTTGTAGTCACCAACACGTTTATTGATGTCTGCCATCATGCCAAGCCTAAAGGCTTCTTTCTCGGAATTATTGAATGCCTTGAGTTTTGCAGCCGCCTCTTTTACGTCAACGGATTGATAGTCTTGGCCTAACTTAAAAGATTTATTAAGTCTCTCATAGTCAGCAAACTCGGCATTTGCTTGTGCATAAGCAGGGTTATTCGCCTTGATTAAATCGTTAAATTCATTCTTTACATTAATCACATCTCTGCCATAAGGAGTTACCTTGCTTGTTACTGCATCGGTTTCTTTATTGATGACTCGATCCAGCCCCATCTTTATTTGGTGCAAGAGATCAGTAGGCACTGATTGCGCGTTTCTAATTGCGCTTAGATCAGGTAGTGTTTCACCGTATACGCCAGCACGGTCTACAGCCTCTTGATAAGCCTTCAGGAACACAGGACGGTCAACGTACTTCCTAAACGGGTTTGCGTCAATGGCAAGTTTGTAGGCTTGTGGGTAAGCAGCTTGTGCCGCACTGGATTGATTCTCAGCAAGCGCAGTAAGGTACTCGTAACCATTCACGTTCTTAGCTAGGCCAGCTTTCTCCACCAACCCCTTAACAATGTCATTAGGCTGATCTATCAACCTGTTTTCCAAGAATGTCATTGTTGGTGTTTTAGCCTTGGATTGCACAACATAAGCGTTGTATGCCAAATCTCTTAGATTCTTACCAAGATCAGCAATCACTGGATTGGGTACACCAATACGGCGCAACTCGTCCAAAGCAGTTTGTGCCTCTTCAGCAGTCAGATTGTCCTTTTGCAAGTAACTAGCAAGCATTTTGTTGGAGGCCAGCGCCTGGTCACCAACACCTGAAGCGTTCAACACGTTCTTAATAACAGTGGTAGCGCCCTTGATTACCAATGGGACAGTACCGCCTACAGCGCCACCAAACAAAGCACCTAGACCTGCCTCTGCTCCGGTATCCTTCTCAGCGTAACCCATGCCTGACAATGCGCCGGTTGTAGCCCCGATAGCAGTACCTCTAGCAGCCTGTCCTAACAATGACTGACCAGTAAGCATTGCCTGCACCTCTGGTGCTGCCTTGGCAATCCTACTAGCAAATCCCAATGGCATGGCAAAGCCACCGGCTAACTCAACTGGTGTCTTGACGTATGGGTACTCCATACCAAACTGCTTTTGCTGTTCACGCAATAGATTGCGTTGTTTCTCGTACTCAGGGCCACTAATAGAGCCAGTTCTTAACGCTGCCTCGATCTCGTCCAGAGTGCCAAACGTCAAACCCTGACCAAACGATCTAGCGGTTTCAGCAAGTCCAGAATAGGGAACGCCTGACACACCAGGCATCAGTACAGATGTCGATGCCTTGGGGCCATCAGCTAACGGTGCTTCAGTGTAATCAGCCATTATGGTTTAACCCTTCTAACTCCTTGCGGATCAACGAATATAGTCCCAGATGGGTACTTAGGATTCTTCAAGAAAGAATTGTAGTCACTAGGGGTAATGATATGAGGCTCAAATTTAGGAACGTCAATTGGTACTACTACATCTTTATACCCCGCATTTGCCCTACGTCTTTCAACTGATGTTTTAGCATCCTCAGTACGCCTAAGATTAACCTCTGCTAATTTATTCATGGCCCGTGCAGCATCAAGAGCAGACTCTGCACTTTTTATTTCCTTTAGTGCATTCGTGTAATCAAAATTTGTTTGAGTACCTTTATTTAGTCGCAGACTCTCATTTGTCAACCGAATAAGAAACTGGTCAAAATCATTACGCGCAATAACGTCAGGGTCTTGCGATCCAAGTAAATTACGCGCAGAAATAGATGCACGATCCTTTAAGCCAAACTTAATCTCACCAGATTTGATTCGGTTGATGTAGCTATAGGCATCTGTAGCTAAGTTCTTAGCGTCCTTTGCCAGTACATAGTCGGCATCTTCCTCTTTGGCTAGGTCAGCGCGTAACGGCTTGTTCGCGGCTTCTTCTTTTTTCGCTACAGCCGCATCAAGTTTCCTCTGTTGCTCAAATGCAGCATTTTGCTGTGCAAGAGCATTATTAGATTGTGCAATAGCAAGATAGCCCTGAGAAGTTTGTAGACCTTGCTGTTTATAACTATCCAAAAGTGCCTGATTAGATTTAATTTGCGCTTGGTTTTGGTCATATTGCTGAATGCGCTGAGTCATATCAACCAACTCTTTGACTTTGGCATCAGCCTTTTCTGGGTCAAGAATTCCTCTAGTCAAACTTGTTGAATACTGAGTAGCCAATGTCTTAACATTAGCCGGTATTGTTGGGTCTGACGTAAACACCTTGAACGGATCATCTTCAACCCCACCAGCCGCACCAATACGGCGCAAATCAGGAATGATCTTGGCGAGTTGCTGGATAGCAGCCTGGCCTTGCGGGAACGACATTAACTTGGCTTTGACTTCCTCGTTAATGCTGCCATCAGCATTCTTGATCTGTCCAATTAACTCGTTGGCTATGTTTGTAAGCCCACCGGCCTTCATACCTTCACCACGTTTAATAAGGTAATCCTCGCGTTTCATTGCCGCATCTTCAGCTTCCCGAGAACGATCAATTTGAGCCTGTTCAGCTTGTTGCGCTCGTTGCGCCGCCTTCATCATCTCACCGCGCAAGGCATACGCCGCCTCGTTATCGCCAGCTTGCAATGCTGCTTGGATTGCCTGCGCGTAAGAGTCTGGGCTTGTCGGGTCAATCATTCCAAGCAATGCCTGGCGCTGGCTTCTTTTCTGCAACTCAGGGTCTTGGCCTCCAAGAGCACCACCTAAAGCACCGGCAAGTTGATACGCACCACGACCAATGTTGTAACTTGCCCTTTGGAACGGGTCTAACTGCGCCATATCCAATGCTCGTTGCCCAGCTAAATCAGCTTGTTTTTGCTGATAGGCTTCTGGACTAACTCCAAAAAGCGTTTGCACTATGTCTGTTGCCATGATAATTCCTTCTTATAGACGGTAACCAGATGCTACATAATCATTCCACCCTGGAACTGAACTAGTGCCGCTAAATAGATTCTTTACACCTCTCATCAATTGAGGATTTTGAGAAGCGCCCGTCAAGAAGTCTGCAAACGGGTTGTAAGCGTTAGCAGCCGCATTGCTTCCTGCCGCTGCCATACCACCACCATACATCGCATTAGCCGCGCTAGGACTCATTCCTTTAGCGCCGATATTGATGCCAAGATCAAGCGGTTGCTGGCCTAAGCCTTCCAAAGTCTTCATATTCGCCAGATAAGCCTCATATGGGCCAAGCGCTGCCGTTTCACCACCGTAGCCTTGCGTAATTAAATTTCCACCAGTGCCAAACAAACCAGCACCAAACCGAACACGATCCATCCCTGCTTGTTCTGCCCCAGCTGCTATTTTTGCATCTTGCTCCGCTATCGAGTTGTAGTAGGCTTCCATTTCTGGAGTAGTAGCACCAAGGCCAGCACCACCGCCAGGGCGTGTTCCTGTGGCGCCTACAGACAATCCACCACGTCCGGTGTTGAAAAGATTTGTATTCAATTGAGCAAGTTGGCGCTCACGGCTCGGGGCAAGCAAGTTTTGCTGCCCAGCCATGTACTTTGCCGCTGCTTGCTCTGGTGATTGGGCTAAATACTGAGAACCTAATTCAAATAGATTTTTGCCTGCTGCCCCCAAAGGTGCAAATTCTTCTCGCGCTCCTTCTGCCCGTGTTAACCCTTGACCAGTCAATCCAAGGAACCGATCTTGTATCGCCTTCATCTCTGGCGATAAGGTGTATCCAGCACCACTAACACGCCCATCTGGGCCTGTGGTGAACTGTGAAGACCCAAACCTAGTAGTTACACCTACAGGCCTAAAACGGGCCTCTTCAGCGGCTAATCGGGCTGCTTCTCGTTCTGCTTCTGCCCGCTGCCTTGCAGCATTTGATGCTGAGTTACCTCCTAATAGGCCACCAAGAAGTGTGCCGCCAGCAATAATCCAAGGCATATTAA